TATAGGGTTGTAATGTTACAATTATGTTTTCTGTTTTTTTTCAATTAAAAATCCGCTACGGAGTTATTTATTCCATTGTAAATCTCAAAGAATATATTTGACATGTCTACTTTAGACGGATTGATAATTTTATCTGGATTATAAAGAGTTAGGTCAATTTAAAGATAAAATAAAATAAAAATAAATACCTAATTGTGCTTATTTTTATTTATAAAAGTTCCACATTTCTCTCATAACTTGTCTATAATTCTATCTACTTCATACTCATTATTTGACCCATGAGGGGTATACTCCCAATCTACGATTTTAAGTCTATCTGGTCTTTTACCTCTGCCTTTAATTATTATAATTCGCTGGCCCTTTAAATATTTCATATTATTTCCGTTTTTATCTGCCATATATAAGTCATAAGAAGCAAAACCGCCGCTTTTAATATACGATTCTAGTATATATTGTCCAGCAGAATCACCAGATAGAATAAATGTCGCTTTTGGCGACTTATAATCGGTGCGGTTCAGCCGGCGTTCATTTTGGTCTGTATCAGGGATATAATCTATATCAACTATTTTATATTCGATTAAATAGCGATCTACCAATTTATGCACTCCGTAAATGCCTTTTATAGTCGTTTGATATTTGAGTTTGTCTATTGCTACGACGGTCTTATTTTCTAGTGCTGTTTTTAACCCCGTTTCAGACGAGGTAACTAATACTGATGTCGGCTTACCCAATTGTTCTTCTGAACCAGCTTCTACAGTATAAACGAATTTGTCTAAGCAACATTGATTACATTTACAACTTTCTACAATAGTAAGTGTTACACACGAGTCAATCCTTTCGAATTCTTCTGCGTCTGGCTGATAATCCTCTATATCAATGCATTTCACTAAATGATGATACATTGGATATATCATCATCGCTAGGTCGGAATCAGAGATGTCTCGTTTGGAAATATCAAATAGATTAAACTCTAAAAATCTAAATCGGATATCATCGTCATATGGAGTTTCAATAACAAGATAATTAGAATCGTGATGATATATCAGCCATACTATTGAGTCTTGCACGATTGCTAAAGAACAATGAAATATATCTACTCCACCAACCTCGATTTCAATGATAACATCATCATTAACATCTGAGTCCGCATATTTCTGTAAATTATTTTCGTAAAAGTTCGCGTCAATTGTGCCAGTGACAAATTTGTGAATCGTGGTCATTTTAAAATAAATGATTATTATTATTAATTAATATTATTTCAATTTTTTATTTACTATTGTAATCTAGTATTTAATACTATTAGTAATTCCGGATTATGATATTTTAAATAATCTTCAATTGGACTCTTATTTTCATAAAAGAAACTCACCCATCTTTTAAGAATTTCTCTTAATAAAATAGATTTAGTTTTATAATTTTCAAAGTCTATAATCCCAACCCGTGCCGCAACGATTTCCAAATAATCGCGCGGCATCTGTGTTACGCTACAACTATGTATCATCAAATAATCATCAACTATATCCTCAATAGAAGTATATCTTTGTTCAAACCATTTTTTCACAATATGCGCATACTCTTCGCATTCTATAAAGTTATAATTTAAAATTGAAAGATTATGATTATTCATTTTATAATAAATGCGCATTGTTTTTAATTAATAATAATTCAGTTTTAATTTATTAATGGGGAAGATATATCGTTTGTTGTGTCAACATTATCTACTTCGTCTACATATTGCTCCATCTCTGCTCTCGTAAATACAATCTCGTTATTATTGTCGTGATCGTCAGTATTACATATATCTTTTAATTCTATAATTGTATTTTCTATTTTTTCTATTTTTTTATAATTCTCATACATTTCAAACGCTTTATAGTAACTGAGAAACAACGAGCCTATTACCGAAGTTATATTAGACAATAAAAATAAAAAAGTGCCGAGTTCTATAGAGTATGCTAACCATATAGAATTATTAACAACTCTCAAAAATAAAAAAGTACTGCTGAAATCTTTGGTTGATTTAGTTTTGTATGTTTTTACCATTTGCGGAATATTATAGACTAACGATATTATATTACCTAATACTAAAAATACATTCATCGAGGGTGATACCGAATCATCGAATATCGTGTATATCATTACTAGTATTTATGAGTATGTTCTTATATAAAAATGTATAAACATAAAAAATTGAAAGAGTTTTATGTTTTGGTTTAATCATATATCAAATGGCATTTACCAAAGAAATTTTGTTAAAATGCGACCCCGCGTTGAAGAACCGTCCGTATCAAATTGATGCACTGCTAAGCATTTTCAATCACACTAAATGCTTGGTGAAAATGTTTTGCGGAACAGGCAAGTCCCTCATTATCACAAATGTGATTATCCACGAAAAAAAGGAGTTGAGTGTTGTAGTTTTCCCGTCACTCGCACTCATTAATCAATATTCTACCGATTATTTGAAAAATGCTGAATACGCAAAGCATTTTAAAAATCATAAGCCATTGAATGTTTCGTCCGAGAAGTTGGAAAACGTCCAAAGTACGACAGAGGGAAATGAAATAGAAAAGTTCCTGAAACTGAAAAGCAAGAAAATTGTATTAGTGACTTATCAAAGTTATCATGTTCTTCTTGCTTGTTTAAATGGGAAGAAAATAGGTCTAGTGTGCTACGACGAAGCCCATCACATTGTATCGCCCGAAACTCAGAAATTGGTTTTTATGTCGCCCAGTCCTTTTGAAAAAGAGGTGTTCTTTACGGCAACTCCTCGCAACGAAAACGGTATTACGATGTTTGACCGCGAAGACCCTGAAAACAATATGTGTGGTCCCGTAGCGTATGACTATACTTATATGCAAGGGTTGGGCGACAAAGTCTTGAACCAGTTTGAAATATGTGTGGATATGTATACCGAAAATACGAACGCGTCTATTTACGAAGCAATTGCTCGCGCTATTCTATCCAAAGGCACGAATCGGGTATTGACCTTCCATTCTGGTGTAAATGGTGAAAGTAGTACAGATGTTCGGAAATTCGCCAAAGAAAAATTAGAAGAATTCCAAGATGCGTTTGGGAAAGTCCAGAAGAACGAGTTTCCAGGAAAGGTTGGGTATTACCAGAAAATTACATTTATGAGTATGGATGGAGAAACTCCTACGGATGTACGCAAAACATATCTTCTGGCGTTATATGAAACGCCCGATAATGAAATTTATATCATTAGTTCGTGTGAAACTATCGGTGAAGGAGTTGATACGAAGAAGGCTAATATGTGTGTATTTGCCGACCCGAAAGCATCGATTATAAAAATTATCCAAAATATCGGCCGTGTTGTTCGTCGCAACCACGAACAACCATTATCCACTATCCTTATTCCGTGTTTTATCGATATGAATAATTATGCGTCGGCTTGCGGCGATAGAACTAAACAGGATGAACTCATTCGGGAACAAATGCGGTCGGATAAGGGCGATTATGCTGGTATATTAAATGTCCTCTCTGCTCTGAGACAGGAAGACCCAGAGATTTACGATTTGTGCTTGAATTATCCAAATCGGCGCGCTAAAGAAAAATCATTGAAGGAGCAGGGATTTATTATAGATGAAGATGAAGATGAAGATGAGTGTGCGAGCAGATATACACCAGAACAAGTTCAAGTTATGAAAGAACAGGACGGCAAACCGTTAGAAATTCATACAAACGACACGATTGAGCGGTTTAATGTAGTTTGTGACGATGTTGGTTCAGATGATGATGAAGATTATGATGAAGATGAAGATGAAATGTTGCGGTTATATTATGACGAAGATGAAGACGTATATAAGGTTATCAAACCCATCGACCCATCAATGAAAATGAACCGTAAAATAATTAATCCTCCTCCCAAGAATTCGGGCGTGAAAATGTCCATTCATCAAAACGACGAACTTGAAATATTATGGGGTGTAAAGGACGAACTGGATTTTAGTAAAAAGTTTTGCACGATGGTGATTGAATCGGAAGTTTCATTTAATGTTGAAAAGTGGCATTCTACTTTAAAGAAGGTGTGTGATTATATGGATAAGGAGGGGAAAAGACCATCGGAAGATGATATAAATCTGGATGTTAAAAAACTCGGCAAGTGGGTTAGTAGACAAAAGAAGAATTACAATAGAAACTTTATGAATGAAGATATTCGTTTAGAATGGGAAACAGTGCTTGACAAATACAAGAATTATTTAATTAGAGATTTAGACGAGGAATGGCATTCTATTTTGAAGAAAGTATGCGATTATATGGATACCGCAAAAAAATCTCCAAGTGCCTCAGACAAAAATCCAGATATAAAAAAAAATGGACGTTGGATTTATACACAAAAACAGAATTATGTGAAAAACGCGTATATTATGAGGAATCCGACCATTAGAGCAGAATGGGAAAATGTGCTTGAAAAATATAAAGAATATTTAATTAAAGATTTAGACGAAAATTGGCGTTCAACTTTAAAGCAGTTATGTGATTATATGGAGAACGAAAAGAAGTCTCCAAGCACAATTGACGAACGTCTTGATATTAAAAAACTCGCAAATTGGGTTTGTACCCAAAAAAATAATTACACGAAAAATGTGTCTATTATGACAAATCCAGACATCCGCATAGAATGGGAATACACACTTGAAAAATATAAGGAATATTTATCTGAGTTCGTTGTTTTGTGGCGGTTGAATTTAAAAAAGGTCTGTGCTTATATGGATGATAATAAGAAACGCCCGTCTAAACACGATAAAGTTCTATCAATTAAACGCCTCGCAACGTGGATTAGTTCTCAGATGCAGAATTATGAAAAAAATGTATTTATTATGACGAACCCGAGCATTAGGTCAGAATGGGAAGTGGTTCTTGAAAAATACAACGAATATTTAATTAAAGATTTGGATGAACAATGGAGAGCGAACTTAAAAAACGTATGTGCTTATATGGATACTGAAAAAAAAAGACCATCTTACGATGACCCAAATCATTATATTAAAAAACTCGGTAAGTGGGTATGCCATCAAAAGACTAATTATGCTAAAAACAAAGAGCGTATGGCAAGCTGAACCACTAGAGCAGAATGGGAAGTGGTTCTTGAAAAATACAAAGAATATTTAATTACAGATACGTCTGAATTGTGGCATTCTACATTGAAAACCGTGACTAATTATATAGATACTGAGCATAAACCACCAAGTGCTTCTGATAAAAAATTAAACATTAAAAAACTCGGTACTTGGATTAGTACCCAAAAACAAAATTATAAAAAAAACGCACAGATTATGTCATTTAACCCAACAATTCGTAAAGAATGGGAAACTACTCTTGAAAAATACGGAAAATATTTAAATCAAGATATTATACCATCAACACCCCCAGAAGAAATAAAACCCAAACGCAAATCTGTTAAACCTAATAAACCGTCAAAACAACCCATAATCTCACCACCCCCACCCCCCAAATCTTATGCCGATTTAACCGAAGATGAGCGACGGAAAATGTGCGAAAAAGTATTGAAATCACGCCAAGAAGAAAAAGGCTATCGGTCGACAAACCCCGACGATAAAGATAAGATTAATGAGATTTTCGCAAAGAGTGTATCCTCAAACAATTACGATATAAATAGTAAAATCGCATTTCTCGACCACACCGAATTCAAAACTGCCTTTGCGTTATTAGAAATGGGAATTAAACCCGAACAAATGCTTATCCCACAACGCGCTGACAATTGTGATGAAATGTCTAAACACGAACTATTCGGACCGTATGTCGTATTAGGCGAATTTAATGATGTATTAAATCAGTATATGCTCGGCGGCGGTAAAGTTAGAGGCGTTTATGCCGATTATTGTTCGACATTAGAAAAAGATGGATTGCCGTTCCTCGAACTTATACGTACACATCGTGTTAATCTAATAAGCGGAGCCGTGATATGCGTCACCATAACTCTACGCAATCCTGAAGGCGTTCGATATGCGGGGCAAGATATCAGTGTTATGGAGAAAAAACTATTGCGAATGTTTCCGAGTAGTAGAAATTTGTTTGTTGAAGGCGGACTTTTATTAGAAGACGACGGACCATATACTTATGGCGGCGGTGCGCCGATGGCGACGTGGTTGATACAGGTAGAGTAATTATAAATAAAATATTTATAAATCGTAGTATTTATGTGTCGACATTAGATGTCTTCTCTCTTTTATTTTACAATAAGTTGGATTGATCATTGCATTCCGAACTAAAATCCTATATGTAAAAAATGAAATGTAATACTTAAACATCAATTAACAATCCTCAAAAATAAAAAAAGTACGTCTGACATCTTTGGTTGATTTGGTTGATTTGGTTTTATATGTTTTACCATTTGCGGAATATTATAAATCAACGATATTATATTACCATCAATGCGAATATATTAACCAGAAACACAACGACAATAGAGTATAATACACCTTTACTTTTAGCATATTTTTATTCCAACAGACATTGTAACATATAATTGTAAAAAAATATATGTTATAATATAATGAATAGTGACGAAAAAGGGGAATTAGATAAAGTTAGTCATCTTCATATACTTAAAGACCATGATGATTATTCTTCAAAGCTGAGAAAGGTCTTTAACCTTATGACAATTCAAGGAAGTTACAGTGTAATAGGTTCTGGAGCAATAGAAGAAGTTAAATATAAAGGCGATTATGATTTACAAAGTTTCCCAAAAATAAAAGATCCTTATAAAGCAGGATCGTATCTTTTAAAAAAGTTCCAAGAGAAATTTAAAACCGCAGAAGAAAATCCGAATTTATTTATAACCGATTTAAAAATGGGGGACGATTTTAAAAAGTATCCAGAACCCATACGGTGGAACAAAAAAACAATCGCAGCCGGGTTTCAGATGGTAGATGGCGTTAAGGTTACATTCGAAGATGCGGTATTAATGAAATCTAAATCAAATAAAATAGATGTGGTACAATTAATTGACGGGGTGTTTATAGAGTTAGCGAGAATTACTACATCACGTGTGGAACATTTTCATCGTTCGCAAAAACTGATTGGCGTGATATATTGTATGCGATGCGCCGAGAGGCATACGCAAAGTTCATTCACGGGGATGTATGGAAAGCATGCAAGCGATGCTTTTCTTTTATGAAAGGGCAAGAAGGGTTCTTACCACAAATAAAATCATTCTTGGATTTTTTCAACTCTGAAACTGGAAAAATATCAAAGTTTAAAGCGGAGGTCGATACACTCGGGATGTTATGCGACAATCAATTTAGAACTCCGCAAAAATCAGATATTATCCGAAATTTAAAAATAGTTCAGACTAATCTTTCTGAATGTAAAGAACACAACCTAAATATAAATGGTATGGTCGAGGCAATTGAAAAATTACCAATAAATAAAATGAAACCGAAACTAGAAGAACTACTTGCATATTTAAAAAATGTATGTAATAAGGATGCTGAGACGTTTATTAAGAAACCAGAGAATATACTTATATATAATTATATAACAAACCCTATATACAACATCGAACAAGGAACCGTTCTAAAAAAAACAAAAAGGGTTAATATACATAAATCATCAAGTTCAACAAGAACATTCACGTCGAAGAAACGCAATCGTTCCAATTATTTGATATTTTAAATATTTAACTAAACATTAAATTTTCTCATATAAACACAATAAATTAACAGTGCAGGCATTATAAATTATACATATAATGAACTTGTTGTATTCATTATATGCTTTATAAGTATAACTGGAAGTTTAGGAATTATAACGTTGCATTTATCTTCAACTACCGCAACATTTAATAATTTAATTTTATCTGAATTATTTTCACGATTATAATTACTCATTTAACTGTAAGAAACTATATAATAATAAATTGATTAAATCCATCATTATATTATAAATAAAATGTCCTTTTACGCCGTCGCAAATGGACGAGTTATTGGAGTGTTCCGCTCATGGCCCGAATGCAACAATTCAGTAAAGGGTTTTAAAAATGCAATTTACAAGAAGTTTGACAAGGAAGAAGACGCAATAAAGTTTAGTAAATCAATTAAAAATGATGTAAATATAAATACGGTGAGAGAAATAATAATAAATAGCACAGAGTATTATGTTTATACCGACGGTTCCTGTTACAACAACGGCAAGAAAAACGCCGTATCAGGAATAGGGATATTTTTCGGTCCAAACGATGAACGCAACGTATCAAAAACAATTGAAGGAAAACAAACCAACAATACTGCCGAACTCACCGCTATTATTGAAACTTATTATATCATTGAATCAGATATTCTCGCAGGTAAAAAAATAGGTATTGTTAGCGATTCAGAATACGCGATTAAATGCGTTTCTTCATACGGTAAACAATGTTCTAAATGTCTTTGGGATGTAGATATACCAAATAAAGAATTAGTTAAAACCGCGTATGAGTTGTATAAAAATAAACCAAATGTCGAATTCATACACGTAAAAGCACACACTAATAGCCAAGATATTCATTCAATTGGAAACGCTGGCGCAGATATATTGGCCGGTCAGGCGTCCTCTATATAAGTGATTTTACATTATATTATCAATTTAATTAAACCTAGCGATTATTAGCAAGTTCGCTCTTTAAAATACTCAGTTTTTGTTCCAAATCCGCAATTTGAATTAATATATTCTTATTCTTAAAATACGTGTCATGTAAATCGATACGTTTCGATTTCTCCATTTTTTGGACGTGAGGTCTTTTATCGTCTGCCCACTTTTTCCTATGCGATTCA